TGAAATCGCACATCACTTACATTCTCACGGTCAACGGCTGGGTATGCTGATGCTAGAGGAAAGCACCAAGCGCACCATGCTCGGTTTGGTTGGCATTGAGTTAAGTAAGAACATCACCATTGACCGCCAGCTGGCGACTGATGAAGAGGTTCTTGCTGGGTTCGACGCACTCACAGGTCCAGACAAACCACCGCTACATTTGTTCGATGGTTTCGGTAGCTGTGATGTCGACCACATTTGCAGCCGTATCCGATACATGGTGTCGGCGCTGGGCTGCGATACCGTCATTCTCGACCACATAAGCATACTGGTGTCAGCCAGTGAGGGTGATGAACGACGGCTCATCGACTACGCCTGCACGATGTTTAGACAACTGGTGCAGGAACTGAACTTCACTTTGTTCATGGTGTCACACCTGCGCCGCCCAGACGGCGACAGGGGGCATGAGGCTGGGGCAGCAGTGCGATTGTCACAGGCTAGAGGCAGTCACGCCATTGCGCAGCTGTCTGACGCTTGTATCGCCATTCAGGTCGACCCTGACGAACCCGACAATGATGTCCGATACCTACGCATTTTGAAGAACAGGTTCACAGGCCAAACCGGCGACGCCGGGACGTTGGTCTACAACCGTGAAACCGGGCGGCTGCTTGAAGAGGAGTTAGCCCATTTGCTGGAAGGAGCAGAAGAAGATGACGACAGCAGTCAATGACAACCAAGCCAAGTGGCAAGATTTCCACGAGGCAAACCCCGGCGTGTACCGCCTAATTAAGCACTTTACGTTTCAAGCGATTGACGCCGGTTTAGAGCATTACGGGATGCAGTCGGTACTAGAACGTGTCCGTTGGCACACCGACATGGCGACCCGCAACAATGATGGTTTCAAAATCAACAACAACCACGCGCCGTTTTACGCCCGGTTGTTCATGAATGATTACCCACAACACGCCGGATTTTTCCGTACCCGCAAACAGCAAGGAGTAGCAGCCTAATGCGTGACCTGTTTGATTACATGGACGATGAAGAAATCCATTTCGCTGATGAAAGCGACTTGGACGCCTACCAAGAGCAAGCTGATGAGTTTTGTTTCTACCCCGGCACACTGATTTACCCTGCATTGGGTTTAGCTAGTGAGGCGGGCGAGGTGGCTGACAAAGTCAAAAAGCTGCTGCGTGATGATCAAATGCCATTGGCTGAAGATTTCAATGCATTGCACATCCCGCCAGAAAAACGTGAGGCAATCGCCCAAGAGTTAGGTGATTCCCTGTTTTACATCGCTGTGACAGCCAGCGACCTTGGTTACTCGCTGAGTACCATTGCAGACTTGAACATTGCGAAACTGCAAGACCGCAAAGACCGTGATGTTCTGTCAGGCAGCGGCGACTTTAGGTGAGACTAGTCGCTGACCTCGAAAGCGACAACTTTTTAGACAAACTAACCCGAATTTGGGTCATAGCGGCAATAGACGCTGACAATCCTAGTCAGACTTGGGTCTTTGGCCCCGACAGGATTGATGAAGGCGTTGCGTTACTGCAGTCAGCCGATGAATTGATTTTTCATAACGGCATTTGTTTTGACGTGCCTTGCATCCAAAAACTCTACCCAGATTTCAGTACAGATAACATGACAGTGACCGACACACTGGTCTTGTCACGTCTTATCTGTGCTGATCTGCGGGAGCGGGACTTTGCTAAAAACTGGACCAATGACGATTTTCCCAAACGCCTACACGGCTCACATAGCTTAAAGGCGTGGGGAATACGTCTTGGCGAACATAAAGGCGATTTTGGTGAAACCACCGATTGGTCTGAATGGTCGCCAGAGATGGAACAGTATTGTCTTCAAGACGTTGTCGTGACCCACAAACTTTGGCAGCACTTGCAGCCTGAGAAGTGGTCGCAGCGGTCTATTTGGTTTGAGCATGAGATAGCTGAAATATGCCATCGCATTGGTCAGGCTGGATGGACTTTTGATTTACCGAAAGCTGGTGAACTTTACGCACAATTGGTGCTGGAAAAGCAGTCAATCGAAGATGAGCTAAATGACTTGTTTCCGCCATGGATCATCGAAGATGAGTTCATACCAAAGCGGAACAACAAGCGCCTTGGCTATGTCGAAGGCGAGCCATTCATTAAACAGCGTGAAGTCAAGTTTAACCCCAACAGCCGCAAGCACATCGAACATTGCTTAAAGTCCAAATACAACTGGAAGCCAAAGGTGTTTACACCATCAGGCGATGCAAAGATTGATGAAAGTACGCTGGTAACATTGCCATTCCCAGAGGCGCAGAAACTCGCCCGGGCGTTCATGTTGCAAAAGCGTCTTGGCATGTTGGCTGAAGGCAAAAATGCATGGATGCAGTTAGTCGATACTGACGGCAAGCTGCGCCATACGATTAACCCATTAGGCACTGTCACAGGACGGGCGTCGAGTTTCGGTCCAAACTTGCAACAGGTGCCTGCAGTACGCGCTGCGTTCGGCAAAGAGTGCCGTGAGTTGTTCACTGTACCACCAGGATTTTCACTGGTCGGGTCTGATTTGGCAGGTATCGAATTACGGTGCCTCGGTCACTTCCTGCAAGATGGCGGTGAGTTCGCCAGAGAAGTCTGCAGTGGTGACATCCACACAGCGAACATGAAGGCTGCTGGTCTCGAAAGTCGTGACCAAGCTAAGACCATGATTTATGCGCTGTGCTACGGCGCCGGTGACCAGAAGTTAGGTTCGATACTTGGTAAAGGCGCAGCTGAAGGCCGTGCGCTACGTGATAGGTTCTACAAAGCTAACCCAGCGTTTGCTGACCTGCTTCGGCAGCTGAAAACAGTTGTTGAGAAGAGGGGTCATTTAATTGGCCTAGACGGGCGTCAGCTGGTGGTTAGGGGTCATGCCCACTTAAACGTGTTGCTGCAGTCAGCTGCGGCGCTAATCGCCAAGAAATGGGTGCAACTCATAGACAAAGAAATAAAGCGTCAGGAACTACCGGCGACGATAGTCGCATGGGTTCATGATGAGGTTCAACTAAGCGTTAAAGACAAGGAAGGAGTGCCAGAGCATGTCGGTATTATCACTGGACGAATGGCGCAAGAAGCTGGCCGAGCGTTCAGCTTCAAGACCCCCATCGAAAGCGAATACAAAATCGGAAGAAGCTGGTCTGACACTCACTGAGGCAGAGGCTGCAGGGATTTCTGCAATCTACCACGTGTTAGAACAGGCAAAGATAAAGCCTTTCACTACAAAGTCAGATTTTGCCCGAATGTGGGCAACACACATTGCGCTGGCTGCGTGTGAGGGGCTACTCAGCACCCGGCTCACTGAAGAGCAATTTACAAACGTGTGGATGATAACAGCTGATGGCCTCTACTGGATGAGTGAGGTCGAAGATGTTTGCCGCGATTGATACAGACATACTGCTGTATCGGGCAGCCATTGCAGCAGAAACAGAAATAGAATGGGGCGACGATATTTGGTCGCTGTTTACTGACCTGAAAGACGCTAAACAGGCGTTCCAGTTTCAGTTAGACAAAATCACAGACACGCTAGGCGTAAAAGATTACGTCTGCTGCCTGAGTGACCACGGGAACAACTTCCGTAAGGTCGTCGACCCATCTTACAAGTCCAATCGCCGAGGCACACGCAAGCCAGTTGGCTATGTGGCGCTGTGCGATTGGGTTGAGCAAAACTTCCAGACTTTTCGTCGGCCAAAGATCGAAGCTGACGACTGTATGGGATTGCTCGCAACGAAATCAGACAATGTCGGACAGTGCATCATCGTCAGTGATGACAAGGACATGAAGACAGTGCCGGGTAAGTTGTACCGACCCACGTCAGACGAACGTCTGGACATCAGCCCAGCTGATGCTGACAGGTTTTTCCTGACGCAGTGCCTCACAGGTGACAGTACAGATGGGTATAGCGGCGTCCCCGGAATTGGCCCAAAGAAAGCCGAACAGATACTCGGCACCCGACCACATTGGGGTGCTGTCGAACAAGCATACATCAAAGCAGGAATGACCCGTGATGACGCAATCAGGCAGGCACGGCTTGCCCGGATTTTGCGCTGGGACGACTGGGATGAAATCAAAAAGGAGGTGCGACTGTGGGAACCCACGAGAAACACATGAGGAAATTAGCGGCGCAATATGACGCCGTTAATCATCCACCCCATTACAATCAGGGCGAGGTCGAGTGCATTGATGCTATTGCAGCCGCTTTGGGGCCAGAAGGCTTTAAGGCGTACTGCAGAGGCAACATCCTGAAATACAACTGGCGGTCAAATCACAAAAACGGAATTGAAGATTTGGAAAAGGCACGTTGGTACTTGAATAAACTGATTGACACGATGAGAACAAAAGCAGAACATAGCAACCCCCCGGAGAAGGAACATCGATGACTTTTAGGAATAAATTCGCTGAAGACATCTTCAATTTGAAGTACCGACATGAAGGCTGTGACACATGGTCAGCCTTGGCTTCAACGCTTGTGCATGAGGTATGTGACGGCCTTATGTCACCAACTGACGTCGACCAGCTGGTCCACTACATGACCGAAATGAAATTCATACCCGGCGGCAGATACCTTTGGTACGCAGGTCGGGACGTCAAATACTACAATAACTGCTTCCTGTTGAAGGCTGAGAATGACAACAGGGAAGACTGGGCGACACTGGCTAACAAGGCGACTA